TTAGTCGATGGGGTTAAGTCGGCGATTGAGGACGAAGCAGCTCAAGCAAAACTTGCAACTACTCTCAAAAATGTTGCTGGCGCAACTGACGAAACTATTGCCGCAACCGAAACATGGATTTCAAACATGGGCTTAGCCTTTGGCGTGACGGACGATCAGTTACGACCAGCTTACGAACGATTAGCTCGAGCAACTGGATCAGTTTCGGAAGCTCAAAAATTGGCAACTTTGGCTATTGACGTTGCCGCTGGATCCGGTAAATCACTCGAGACAGTTTCAAACGCTTTAGGTAAAGCCTACGAGGGTAACGCGACCGCACTTGGAAAACTGGGAATTGGATTAACAGCTGCCGAACTTAAGTCAATGACATTTGAGCAACAAACTAAATTCTTAGCTGACACTTTTGGTGGACAGGCAAGTGAACAAGCTAATACATTTGGCGGCAAAATTGAAAGATTAAAATTGGCGTTTAGTGAAGCACAAGAAACTGTCGGCTCATTTGTTCTCGACGCACTCACTCCGTTAGTTTCGTCATTTGTTGGTCAAGTAATTCCGACTATTAGTTTATTGGCGACAGATATTGGCGGCAAACTTCAACCAGTATTTACAAGTATCGGAACTTTCATTAAAGAGACTCTAATTCCATCTTTTACAGCTCTTTGGGATTATCTAAACAAATATATAATTCCAATTTTTAAGGTCGCACTAACTCCAATTTTACAGGGGATTAAATCCGTCTTTGGTGCAATCGGTGACGCTGTATCTGATAACGCTGGATTCTTTAAGATATTGGGCGTCGGACTTACCGCATTTTTAATTATTGCTAAGCCTGTTGCGTCGTTTATTGGTACAACTTTTAAGGTCGCGTTTAATGGTATTGCGTTCGTTATTGACGCAATTTCGCTGGCTATGAAAGGCTTAGTCGCCGCCGTTAACCTAGTTATCTCGGGACTTAATTTACTGGTCGGCGCTTATAACATCGTAAACAATATAACAGGCGGTAAAGATTTACCTAAGATCCCTAAACTAGCCGCTGGCGGTATGGTGACGGCTAATCGACCTTACATCGTGGGAGAAGCTGGCGCGGAACTATTCGTCCCATCGTCCGGGGGTCGCATAGTGCCAAATAACCAATTAGGCAACGGCGGCGGAAATATATTTATTAACGTTAGCGGCGCAATCGACCAAGAAGGCACAGCTCGACGAATCGTTGACGTGCTAAATAACAGTTTCTATCGCGGCACTAATGGTGCTAATGCGCTGGCGTTCTAATGACAGTATTTAACCCAGTCTGGCGTGTAAAGATTCAGGGCGTCGAATACACGACTTACACGCTCGCAAATCTAACTATTACAAGCGGTCGAAATAACATTTACCAACAGGCTCAGGCTGGCTATTGTAATTTAGAGCTGCTAAACCTAACTCAGGCAATCGTCAACATAAACATAAACGATTCAGTAACGATTGAGCTGCAAGATTCGACCGCGACTTACGTTCCTATATTTGGCGGCACAGTCGTCGATTTCGGCGTGGAAATAATTACCGCTGGATCAGTCGGACTTAATCAAGTTCTCAAGATAACCGCACTAGGAGCGCTAAGCCGCTTACCTAAAGCGCTGACCGACGGAACGCTAGTTCAAGATTACGACGGCGATCAGATTTACCATATTCTCCAAGATTTACTATTAAATAACTGGGGCGAAGTTCCAGCGGCTTTACAATGGGCTAACTACGATCCGACGGAAACATGGGCGAACGCTCAGAACGTCGGACTAGGCGAAATAGATCAGCCCGGTAATTACGAGTTAGCGGCTCGATCAGCTGATCGCGTCGATATTTATTCGCTTGTCGCAGCTCTCGCGACGTCTGGATTGGGCTACATATACGAGGATTCTCAGGGTCGAATTAGCTATGCCGATTCGACTCATAGATCGGTTTATTTAGCAACTTACGGCTACACCGAGCTAACAGCTAATCACGCGCTATTTAACGGGCTAAAGATTGAAACCCGAGCTGGCGACGTACGGAACGATATTACGCTCAAATATGGCACTAATTCCAATCAAGAAGTAAGCGCCGAGGATATTAACTCAATCGATCTTTACGGGCGTTTAGCTCAGGCAATTAGTACGACAGTTAAACATCAAGCCGACGCGCAAGATCAAGCCGATTTCTACTTGACGCTAAGAGCTGCACCGCAAGCTAATTTTACGGCAATTACTTACCAGCTCACTAATCCAGAGTTAGACGACGTGGATCGAGATTCACTAATAAATGCGTTTATGGGCTTACCTTTAAGAATAAGCGATTTACCGCCTAACATGGTTGCCGGAACGTTTCAGGGATTCGTCGAGGGATGGTCGTTTAAGGCTGCCTATAATGAAATATCCATAACGCTTAATCTGTCGCCACTAAGTTATTCGCTGCAAGCTATGTCGTGGGAGCAAGTGCCAATAGCCGAAGCGTGGAATACTATATCCGGGTCTTTAACGTGGGAAACCGCGTTAGTCGTAGCATAAGGAGAAAACATGACTAATCCAACGAGTAACTTCGGCTGGCAAATGCCAACGAGCACCGATCTAGTTACCGACTTACCAGCCGACTTTGAGGTATTTGGTCAGGCGGTCGATACCGATTTCGTCGATCTATTAGGCGGCGCTAATGGTTATATCTTATCTAAGGCAAGCGCAACAGATTTAGATTTTGCGTGGATACCTAACGATCAAGGCGACATTACAGCCGTTAACGTAACTAGCCCGATTACAGGCGGCGGCAGCGCTGGCGCTGTAACTATTGGAATTAACGCGGCTACGACTAGCGTCGTCGGTGCGGTACAGCTAAGCGATTCAACTTCGACAACTTCGAGCGTTCTAGCGTCAACTCCGACAGCCACTAAAGCGGCTTATGATTTGGCGGACGCGGCTATTGCTAAATCAACACTTACAACAGCGGGCGACGTTCTATATCGCAACGCAACAGTTCCGGTTCGTTTAGGAATTGGCACAGCTGGACAGGTATTAGCAGTCAACTCAGGCGCAACAGCTCCAGAGTGGAAAACTCTCGCAGCGGGCGGAAAAGTCTTACAAGTTATTATGGGATCAACCGCTACAACCGCGAGCAATTCTACAACGAGCGCAGCCGACACAGGATTAACGGCAACAATTACACCATCATCAGCCAGTAATAAAGTCTTAGTTTTAGTGGCTCATCAAGGTTGCTACAAATCCGCTGCTAATAGTCAAAACGCATTAAATTTAAAACTCTTACGCGGTGCGACTACTGTCCAACAAATAGCCACTAATCTTTTTTACAATACGACAGTCGGCGAATTATCTGGATCAGTTTCAGCCGCTTATCTTGATTCTCCATCAACAACATCAGCAACCACTTACAAGACGCAGTTTTACAATTATGTAGCAGCTGCTTCGGTATCCGTACAAATCCAAAATGTCGACGTATCAACCATAATTTTATTAGAAATAGGTGCTTAATATGGCTAGAGCCGATCAAGTTTTAACAATGCTGATTCCTAATGGCGGCTGGATTGCTACTGGCGACGATTACGATGGAATCGAATTTTTAGATTGCGAACCAATTACCAAAAAACAATTTACAGATGGGTTTGCAAAATATGATGATTGGAAAGCAAAACAAGATTCCGACGCCGCTTCAAATAAAGCCGCTTTATTAAATAAACTCGGGATTACAAGCGAGGAAGCCGCGCTATTACTGTCATGACTTTAACAAGTTATAACGGGTGGGAAGCTTCGGCTAAACCTGAGTCGATCCACGTCAAGTCTTACGCGATACCGGGGACGACTCTAAAGATTCGTTGCGCCGAAGCGGTAGCACCCTTAATCGTCGGATTCTGTAAAGAGTTCAACGAGCTGATCGAGCCGCTAGATGGTGGACAGCTTGACGATTGGGGATACGCATTTAGAAACGTTCGCGGATCAACTGATCGTCTTTCCAATCATGCGTCCGCTACGGCGATCGACCTTAACGCAACTAAGCACGTTCTCGGAAAGATCGGCACGTTCCCAGCTGAGAAAGTCCCAATGATTCGCGCACTTGCTAAGAAGTACGGCTTATTCTGGGGCGGCGACTATAAGAATCGTCCCGACGAAATGCACTTCGAGATCAACGTAAGCCCAAAAAAAGTCTTAGAGCTAATCAAGGCTCTAGGGTTAGGAGAAAAGTAATGAAAGAGCTAAAGGCTATGGCTGCTAGTTATGGACGATCAGCGCTCGCAGGAGCGTTAGCCGTTTACATGACAGGCGAAACCGATCCCAAGAAATTGGCTTACGGGTTTCTCGCTGGCGTCGTTCCGCTACTAATGCGTTACCTGAATCCTAA